TGTTCTTTTTTAACTAGTCTAAACGGTTTATTAAATAATACAAAACATAAAGCGTCAAGTAAAGTAGATTTGCCTGAACCATTTTTACCTACAACTAAAGTCGTAGGAGCTTTATCTAAATCAATTTCTATTGGTGTGTTACCAGTAGATAAAAAGTTTTTATATTTTATCTTTTTAAAAATTATCATTTCTCACTAGCTTCCTGATATAAGTCTTTAGCAAATATTTTTAATTTGTCTTTATTTAATTCTGAGTCTATTTGGTCTATATAATTTCGTAAAAAAGTTAATGTATCTTCACCTTGTTCTAATATATTATCTGGTACTGTTAAATTTATATCTGTACTTAAATCTTCTATAATGTTTATTTCGTGTACATTTATTTCATTATGAAATCTATCTATAAGTTTATCAAAAGAGTCTGTATCTGTTTTATTTGTGATAAACAATTTAACAAAACAATCCTCAAAGGAAGATATATCTACTTTACTATAGTCTTCCATAGAATCATTATAAAAAAACTTTCTAAAAATTCTCTTTGGATTTACTACTCTTTCTAACTCTCGTGTATCAGTATCAAATACGTGAAAACCCTTAGGGCATTTATAATCTGACCAAGTCATTTCGTATTGAGCACCAAGGTAATAAATTTGGCCATCATCTGACTTTTTGTGAAAATGACCTGAAATAACTTTTTCAAATCTTTTAAATAGAGATTTATCTAAACCGTGTTCATTTAAATGTCCTTTGTGCATTTCAAAACCTTTAATCTCTAAATGACCCATTGCAATTTCAGCTGTTGAATTATCAATAGTATATAAACTATCTTCATAATTATCATCACATATCCAAGGTAAAAGTAATATATCAAGTCCGCCAAAATTTACTTCTTCAGCAGACTTATATACTTTGCATTTTTTATTAAGACTTAAATTGTCTAATGCGTTTATATCATTTGTATTTTTGTAGTAAGTGTCGTGGTTACCTATTGTAATATGTGTATCAATATCTAACTCATCTAATCTATTCCAAAATATTTTTTTAAAATTATATGCTGTATTGTGATTAATAAATTTTCTTCTATCAACGACATCGCCTAAATGTATTAATGTTTTTATATTATTTTCTATTAAATAAGGAAAAAACACTTCATTATAAAAATGATTTTGATAATTCTGAAACGCTGGCGAATCATTCCTAACTCCGAAATGGGTATCATTTAATAACGCTATTTTCATTTATTATAACCTAAAAAATTAAAATTAATGTTAACACGACATTTAGTATTAGTACAATCTGTACTGGAATGTGGCACGTGAGCGTCAAATACTAAAAGTCTATTTTTAATAGAAGCTATTTTTTTATCACCAATAATGGTATAACCATCATTATCATTTACATAATAAATTGCACCAATATTTGGTATATCAGGCAAATCAATATGACTAGGATGTATGTTTAATTGTTTCTGCGAAGGATATAAATTACCTTTCATTCTTAATAACGCACTGATTGATAGTACATTTTCAAATTCTGAATACCATCTATCAAATAAATGACTATTAGGTCTATTGCCGCTATAAAAATTATGTGTCATATAAAATAAATTGTCAACATTATTTTCTTCATAGGCAATAGCTGAAGAATAGTGCCAAGCAAAACTATCTCCTAACATTACATTATATATTTCTTCGGATAGTTCTTTTGAAAGAACATTATCAATTACATCATATATCATTACTGTATAAAAAACTCTAAACTAGCTTTGCTTGATCTTCTTCTTGTTTTCTTTTTTGCTGATTTAATACTAACAACTTTTGCTTTCTTTGAAGCTGGTTCCGTTTCAACCATTGGCATATTCTTTTTTAAAAACTCAGTAAATTGATTTTTAAATTCTCTATCTTCACCAGGCATTAAAGTTAAATCATCCATATTAGACTCTGTTAAAATTTTATGTTTTATAACTGTCTGTTTTTTTTCTTTTTGTATTCTTCTAATAAAAGCATAATAAATTATTTGAGTAAAATAGGCAAATGGATTGTTTGATTTCTCTGGATTAAAATTATCTAAGTATTGAAGACAATTCTCAATACCGTCTGAAATCATATCGTCCCTAAATGTATAGTTAATAAAATTGGGTCTATAAGATAAGTGGTTTGCTATCTTTAAAAAACATTCACCAATATAATTGGTAACTAGTGGTTTAGGTTGTTTTTCTTTTTTTGCTTTATTAACAGATTTTCTATAAGCGACCATAGCCGCTAAAAATTCTTTATTACTTACGTAATGTTCTTTTTTTTGTTTGTTGTTCATAATATATAATATACTATATCTTGTTCAAATTGTCAAGCTTTTACATTATTAATTCACACTCTACAGCCTCTGCTTTGCCATAATCTTCAAAGTTCTCATTATATAATTTAAATACTTTTTTTTCTAAACTTTTTGGCGTCCCTTTAAAAGTAAAATTATATTCGCAATATTTCATTGGTTCGTCTGAGTTATAAGTCGCTTTGATATGCCATTCGGAAAGGCTTGACTTTTTCATAATTTTATATATAATAGGGTATGTAGCCCTTTCAAATGGATAGCTTTAATACCTAATGTATTGTTCCACCATCATCTGAATTATCTCTAAACTCGTCCCACAATTCATTAAACTCATCATTTTCTTCTTTATTCATTGTAATAGTAGGTTTCTTTTCTTTTGTAGGCATATCTATTTTATCATATTTGTTAGCAATTTCAATATAGTTTTTACACATAACACCAGTAGCGTTTGTGATTGTCATTATTTTACTTTTTGGAATAGTAATAATTTTATCATTTGTATAAGCTGCCCATTTAATTAAAGCAATATAATCTTTTAAACCTTGTGTAGTTAACTGTGAAATATATTTAATTTGTAGAGGTTTTTCTATTCTTAAAAGTGGTGATCTTTCCTCTAATTGTTCTTTAGGAAAATTACATACAATGTCGTCACCATTGTCCAGTTTAATTATTTTAATCTGATCCATATAATTATTTAGGCTAAATCTATATTGTGTATTTCATATTCAAATTCTTCACTAGTGTAAATATTAACTCTTTCTCTAAAATGTTGTAGAGTGTAGTTTTCTTTTCCCTCATAACTTACATCATCTGATATATCATAAAGAGTTGCGTGTGAATTATTATCTTTTAACCGAAGACCACGGCCAATACTTTGTAAATTACGGATCCTAGACTTTGAAGGACTAGCAAAAACAATATTGTGTAAATTGCGAATATTAATACCAGTGCTAAAAGTACCGTAACTAGCAATAATGATAGCATTATCCGATTTCTCAGTAATCTCTCTAATATTTTCTCTTTCATCTGCCTCTACTCCTCCGTGAACAAAAAACACTTTTTTATCTTGTGCTTTTTCCTCTATTAACTTCTTTAGTATTTCACCGTGTTTTTCAACGTATTGGAATAAACATAAAGAATTGCCTTGTAAAGACAAACAAAGATTCCTTATGTATTTATTTCTTTTATCATTTGAAACAAGATAATCCATTTCTTCCTGATATGATTTTTCTTTTAAAAAGTGTCTAGCATTTTTATCGTGTTGTAATATTAAACATATGATTTTTAATTCAGCTAATTGTTTTTTCTCTTGCAATTCACTTGTAGATACGACTTTATTAACTTGACCAAAAAGTCCTTCTAACACTAACTTATGTGTTTTTGTTCCATCTAATGTTCCCGTAAGACCTACTCTATATTTACAATCTTCTAATTTGGTCATTATTTTAGTTAACGAAACAGCTTTAAATAAGTGTGCTTCATCACCTAATATCATACCAAAGTTACTAAACCATTTTTTAGGCATATTGTAAATAGATTGCCAAGTAGATATTACAACTCTTTTTTTAGTTTCTTTATCGTGTCCTTGATATATTTTATGTACATTTCTTTCACTATTATAACCGTAATCTTTGAAGTCTTTGAATAATTGTTCGACCAATGATGTTGTTGGCACAATAATTAATATCTTATCTTGTTTTTTGTCTTTTAATCTAAGTAAATTATAAATTAATATTAAGTAAATAATAAGTGATTTACCTGAAGCTGTGGGAGATAATAGTAAACATCTATGTTTTTTAATAGAGTGAATAAAGGCCTCTTTTTGATAATCTCTTACTTCTATTTTTGGTATTTTTAAAGCTTTGATGAACTTATCAATCATCTTATCATCAACAGCAATATCTTTTATTTTAGTGCCATCAACAACTTGAACGCCATTATCTTCACACCATTTTAAAATATAAGGGTAAAGACCTACATATATTTGGCCTGTTG